ATTCTATTTGAGATTTTTTCGTTTGATGCTTTTTATGATAATCCCAGTGTCTTAGCGCAAAATTATTAATAGTGTCAGCAGGATCGGGACGAACCCCTTGTGCCTTACTCCATTGAACTCCCCCTCCAGCTCTATACTTAGCATCTGCCATAATTTCAGAAAAAGGTTTGCCGGACTCTATAACCCCGGTGTTGCCCGCAATTCTTACAAGTTCCTTATCGTAAATATGTTTGGGTTTATAAATATTGGGTTTTGTAAAAGTACTTGATGAATATTTTCCTTTTGCTAAAACTGCATCCATATATTGAGAACCTGAAACTCCTGTTCGTTCTCCAATCATGGCCATTAAAGGAGTTTTAGCAAATTTAGAATATTTAGTAGATTTTTGAGGCCATTCTATAATTTCATCCGCCTCCACGATATTATCAAAGGCCATTCTAACTTTATCTTCTTTGGTATGAAGTAAAGGAGAATTTTTATCAAAAAGTCCTCCTCTGACTCTTCCTCCTTCAACCACATTCACTTTGTCTAAAAGAGTGTTCAGCTCTACAAATTTTTCACCTTGATTAGCTTCTGCAATTAATGTTTTAAGTAAAGTATCTCTAGCTTCCGCTATCTTGGGCGTAGAAAATTCTTGAGGAAATTTATGGATAACGTCCTGCGCAAGTCTCATAGCGGAACGGCCATGTTTCTTTTCCACCCATGTAGCAAAGCTAGGGGTTTTACTTAAATCTCCTTGTGCCAAACCTCTTTCAACAAGAGCTTCATATTGCCGGATTAATTTTAAAGTGGTGTCTTTGTTAGAGGCCATCAAATCCTCCTAAACATGGAGGTGATGCCTTTTTCAAAAAGTCTTTGTCTACTAACCGATCCACCTTTACTAAAAGGCCAATATTTTTTAACAGCAGCAATACCCGTGGATAAAAGATCCGTCTTTAAAGCTGCCTTCTGTTCTTCATTAAGAAGAACATCTGAAGTAACCCCATAAGGATTCTCTAGTACATTTCTTTCAGCGGCTTCTTGAAAATCAGTCGGCTCCAAATGCGATTTAGTTACACGTGGAAATCCCTCTGCCTCAACCGCATATTTAATCGCTTGGCTTGGAGACGTAGAAGCAAAACCCCCTACATGTTCAGGTTTATATGTATAATCTGGATGATGACCGGTCGTAAACATACTGGAATCATGTTTCCTGCTATATTCCATGTTTGCCTTAGTCTTCTCGCCTCGATAAACCGTTCTTCCTTTTTCCCAATGAGGATGATAGGACTCACGCATTAGAGGATTCGTAAGTTCTTCCCTGAACCAAGCTAATGTCGAATTTCTTGAACTTTTATCACTTACTTTCCAAGGAGTCATTTTATCCACCGTGTCTATAAACGGCGCAAGAACCTTCTCTGCTATTATTTGATTCTCTTTATCTAACGTACGTTTTTCCGTCCACAGCTTTGTAATTCCTGATTCATTCAGTTTCTTATTGGTTTTTTCTACTAGATCTCTGATTTTTTTATGCTTCATCAAATCATCGAGAATATCTTTAATCTTCTTCCCTGCATACTTGCCCACTTCTCCAGCTGTAGAATATCGCGCTCGATCCGTAGGTTTGAATAAACTGCCTACGCCACCGCCTGTGGCCATCGGTTCAGGGGTCATATCTCCCCAGTCGATATCTAATTTTAATTCATCAAGATCCACTCCGGCTTCATCGGCCAATAGTTCTTTTTCTCTCATCAGTGCTTCGTTCGGATGCAGTTCATCTCCGGTCGTCATTCGGTTTCGAGCGTTTTTAAGGACACCAATTTCCTGAACGTTATAACCTTCTTTAGCCAACCCTGCATCATCAAGAGGTTGATCAAAATTTTTCATAAGACGAATGTTAAGAGAAAGTTTTGTAGGTTTCATAGGTGTTGTTGTTTTTTTACCAGGGAACGGATCAACAAAACCTTCTTTAGTTACAACGGACTTCAAATCAGCTTTACCTGTTTCCGTAACAGGAAATCCTGGTTTAGCCGTGATACCTAATTTTTCTGCAATCTCTTTACCTTTTTTACTATCACCTGAAATAACTTCAAAATCGGATTTTAAAGTGTCGTCAATTCCAGAAACTTCTGGAGTCAGATCTGTTGTTGTTCCTGTCGGAGGATAATCAATATCCATTGTTACTTTAAGGGAATCTTTCACCCGTTTCACCTCAGCAATTTCTTCTGCAAGTTCTTTGTCAGACATATCCCCAAATCGTCCTTCTTTTCGTTCAATATAACCTAAGACCTCATCTTGATGATCCATTTTCGCTCGGTATTCTCCCTTGGTTAAATAACCACCAGGCTTATCAGGTCCTACTTTAAGGATCGGTTTACCTATCACCTTTTCAAGAACTGAAATTTTTTCATTGCTCGTTGGTCCATATGGGCCTCCACCAAAAGCTTCTTGGTCCGGGATTAAATCAAAGGCGTCATCGCCATAGTGTTGTCTGAATACTCGAACAGGGTCCGCGAACATGAAATCACCGCCGCCTTTAAGATCATCGGCATTTTTAAGAGAGTTATAAGTATTGTCAGCAAGTTTAATAATTCCTTTGTCATGCTGGTCCAGTAAAAACGGTCTAACGATCGCTCTGAAGAATCCCTCTTTACCTCTTAGTGCACCACCAGCAAAACCTTTTCCTTCATAGGATCTACGAAGAATATCTTTTCGAATGAGTTCTTCCGCTGCCATACCTTCAGGGGACATTCTCCATGCCAGATCCACTAATTTCTTAGCTTCATCAGCCAAAGATTTTCCTTCCTTTTCAATTGCATCAAGTTGAGTTCCTAAATCTTTCAATTCATTTTGCTCTCTTGTTTTAAATAATGATCCAATTCCACTTTCCGGTTCTTGATTCCAATCAGGAACTCCATGTTTATCTTTCCATACTTGTAATTTCTCATAATCAGCTATCTTGGACATATCCAAATTTAATCTCTCTGCCAATTTTCGGTCGGCTGCTGATACTTCCATGCTGGCTTTTAAAATAGCACTATCCAGCGCCGCTTCATCAGCTACTTTCTTGCCGGTGAACTCATCTGGTGTGAATTTCTTGCCTTCCTTCAGGGAAAAAATTCCCGCTTCCGGCTTCGGAGCCGGATTAACAATCTTGTTAGCCACTTTTAAATTGGCTAAAAGCTGGGTTCCTTCCATATCATTGAGTTGTGCTAAATATCTTCCTTCTTCCTCGAATAATTTAAGAATTCGGGTTACGCCTTTGTCATCAAATTCAGTTTTAATTGCAGCTTCGTTAATGGGCGTCGCGGACAGGTTTTTTTCACCAATTCGTTTGACATTGGTTCGTGTTCCAAACCACTTGGTTGGATTGACTCCTAATTTTTCAAATTCGGCAACGAGAAGTTTAAAAAGTTCTTTTTTCATTATTTATTTTTTACCCTTCCATTTACCTGCATAAATGTCAGCCACTTCTTGAGCATAGTCTTCAGCTACATCTTGTCTAATATTTTGTTTTTCCGTAAAGCCGGTAAGATGACCTTTGTCAGGAGTTTTTTTTAATTTTTCATTAATCTCTTTAAGTCGAAGAGCTTCTTTATCAGCCGTCAGTTTTTTCCATCCTTTTTTAGCTAATTTAGGAAATCCTTTAATTATTATTGGTCCGCTCATTAGTAATATGTCCTATCTGTGTGATCCACTTTATCCTCTTTGTAGTCTTCTGGGTGAGGAAGAAAACCGCCTTGTCTAAAACGCATAATCGCCTGAGTCGTTGTGTCGACTAAGTCATCATGGTCCCCGTACGGAAAAGATGCACACTCCTCGATTACTTCTTCTGCAAACTTTTGATCAGGAGCCCATATCATACCAGATTCAAACATAGGTGCAACCGAATTGACACGCGCGTGCTTGTCGTTGCCTCGCGACGGAGTGAAATTCACCACCGGAATATCCATCGCACGAAGTTCATAAGTCAAAGGCAACCCCGAAGCTTTCGCTTCAACGATCACGGTGTCTGGATTCCAATATTGATAATCTGCAAGAGCTCTTCGTCTTAAATCGGGAAATTCCCAACGTCCCCTGACAGCATCCAGCAAAATGAGGTTTGCTGGACTGTCTTCATTTGGGTAAAATACTCCCCATGTTGTGATTGCCGAGTAATCGGCGCTTTCCTTTTTCAAAAAGGCAGTATCGTAAGATTGTATAACATGATGTAAATCGGGAATCCAATCATTTTTCCATTCTCGCCACCATTCACGCTTAATAATCGCTCCTTCTTCAGAAGTCGGTCTTTGCATGAACTGGGCGTTCCATTTTGTTATAGGCAATGTCGCTTTTGCCTTCA